ACGATTTCGTTATGGACCTGCTGGCCAAAAAACAGCCGCCCCGCGCCGTCTTCATCGAGTTCGATGGTAAGCCTGATGCCTATGCCGAAGTTCCGGTGGTTGTGGTCGGCAAGTTTGACTTTGACTACCGTTGGGCTAAAGGCTTGGTAGCTCACGTTACAGGCCAAGACTCTGATGCAGTTGCCCGTGCCGCCAAAGAACTTCTACGTTGCGGTGCTGCTCGAGTCTTCGCCCATTACACTGAATCACGCTTTCCCATTCTCTGGGACTCTAAGGTGGACGCATGAACAAGATCCCTGACGATATTGATTTTCAAGCTTGGTATGACTCCATGGAGGCGCAAGTGCGGGTTAGGTCCGCGGCTGACTGCATGGACCAGTTGATCGATCAGGTTAAGAACCCGGTTACAACCAAGCCCATCACGATGCCCTGGTCCAAGACGCTGGGCCTCTTTGAGTTTCGACCTGCCGAAGTCACAGTCTTTGCTGGCACCAACGGATCTGGCAAGTCCATGCTGACCGGCATGATTGCCCTGAGCCTGATCGCACAAGGCCAGCGCGTCGTTATCGCTTCGTTTGAGATGAAGCCCTTGCGCACCCTTCAAAGGATGGTCAGGCAATGGTCCCGTCGCAGAGACCCTGCTGTAGCCGATTACGAGGCCTTCAAGGACTGGGTTGGCGACCGGATGTGGTTTTATGACCAGCAGGGAACGGTAAGCCCTGGGCAGGTTTTAGGGGTCGGCAGTTACGCTGCAGCCAATCTCAATTGCAAGCACTACCTGATCGACTCGCTGATGAAATGCCTGCGTGACGAGGACGACTACAACGGCCAGAAAAACTTTGTGGACCAACTCTGCACCCTGGCTCGAGACTACGACACGCACATCCACCTGGTGCATCACATCCGCAAGCAACAAAATGATGAGAACCCACCCACGAAGATGGACCTTAAAGGCTCAGGCTCGGTGGCCGACCAGGTTGATAACGTGATCCTGATGCACCGCAACAAAAAGAAGGAGCGTGAGGTTGAAGCAGGAAACGTCGTTGACCAGTCAATCCCTGACGCTTACCTGGCCATCGAGAAGCAACGCAACGGTGAATACGAAGGCGTCATCAGACTTTGGTTCGACAAAAACTCACAGCAATTTACTGAGCAAGCCTATGGAAACCCCATTAGTTTTTGAGGCCACCTTGCCATGGCCACCTACCGTAAACACTTACTGGCGGCACAGGGTCATTGGCAAGCTCGCCACCGTATACGTTTCGCAGGAGGGCCAGGCCTACCGCAAGGCAGTGAACTTATGTCTTATGGAACATGGGGTGAAGACTTACGAACTCGAGGGGGACCTGCGAGTCGAGATCGAAGTGTTCCCACCGGACAAACGCAAGCGGGACATCGACAATCTGCTCAAGTCCCTGCTGGACAGTCTGACCCACGCGCAAGTGTGGAAGGACGACAACCAAATCTCGGATCTGAGGATCTTCAGGAACAAGCAAATCGCCGGAATCGTGAAGGTGAGGGTGTATGAAATTAACGGGTGATCGCAACCAGTGCCAGGCCTGCAAAAACTACTTCAACTCAACCTTTGCCTTTGATAAGCACCGCACAGGCGATTTTGGGGTGAGCCGCAGATGCAAAACACGCGATGAAATGGAAAGGATGGGGATGAGTATCAACTCAGCAGGATTTTGGATTTCTAGCGCCTATGGCGGACCTTGGAGGGCCATTCATGAATGACAATGTCAATCACCCGAAACATTACAACTCACATCCATCGGGTGTGGAGTGCATCGAGATTACTGAGCACATGAACTTTTGTTTGGGCAATGCCGTGAAGTACATCTGGCGCGCAAGCCTCAAGGGCAACGAGGTCGAGGACTTACGCAAGGCCCGGTGGTACATCGATCGGGAAATTTCACGCATCTTAAATGAGAAAAACAATGAAGCATGATCCGCACGCCGCAGTCGATTACATCATTAAGCACGCGAAACAATTTGCTGACGCAAAAGCGCAGCGCGTGTACCTTGAAGAATTCCGAAAGAGCAAGAAGGCTTTGCTTATGAAGCAATCGCTTGAGACAGCGCTAGGCGCTCAAGAGCGTGACGCTTACGCGCACCCCGAGTACATTGAACTGCTGAGGGGTATTGAAATTGCAGTGCAAGTTGAGGAGAAATTAAGATGGGATTTGATCGCAGCGCAAGCGAGAGTGGACATTTGGAGAACGGAACAAGCAAACCTCAGGAACGAGGGCAAGGCCACGATCTGATGAGCAACGATGGCCGCCACAAGCAAATGCTGGCAGACCTGGCTGACTTTCTCGGCGCCGTAGCGTTTGAGGACGATAAGGGCTGGACTGAGGAGGTGTACGCCGAGGGCTGGAGCGCTGGCTTCAGGTCGGGATTGGCTTACGCCGCAAAGATTGCGCAATCACAAGGCAGGGGCTGGGGCATTGAGCATGCTGAGCAGATCCGCAAAGCGTTATGACCAACGAAGAGAAAAAGCACCTCGATAAGGTGGCTGCCATTGGCTGCGTGCTGTGTCACTTGCAAGGCACGCCTGGTACGCCAGCAGAGTAGCAATTTTGTACACCATTCGCTACAATGGTGTAAAGGAGGTGGTCATGGAAGAGTTATGGAAAGAGTGTTTTGGCTGGGAAAATTTTTATGAAGTTTCAGCCTTCGGCAACATAAGATCAAAAAGACGGCCTGTTCCAACTCGGTTTGGCATTTCAACACGAGGAGGCATAGTCTTAAAAAAAATTGTGGCAAAAAATGGTTATGAATGCGTTAACTTGACGGGTGGAGGATGCAGGAAACAAGAGCTTGTTCATCGGCTCGTCTTGCTCACTTTTGTAGGTGAGCCTGAGCAAAATCAAGAGGCTTGTCACAATGACGGCATCAGAATTAATAACTATTTAACTAATCTTCGATGGGACACGATTAAAAACAACCATGCTGATAAGAAAAAACATGGGACATGGCAAGCTGGAGAGAAAAATCCATTTGCAAAATTAACAAATGAAGAAGCTGGAAAAATTAGGCAAAGCAATGATTCATTAAACAAATTGGCTGAAAAATTTGGAGTGTCAAAAAACTGTATTAGCCGTATAAAATGTCAAAAAACTTATATCTATTATGAATAAAGAAGAAAAAAAACATTTGAGCAAAGTTGCCGCAATTGGTTGTGTTTTATGCCATCTTCAGGGCAATCCTGGCACTCCGAGTGAAATCCATCACCCCAGGAAGGGCACGGGCATGGCCCAGCGCGCAAGCCACTGGGACGCGATACCGCTATGCCCTGAGCACCATAGGGGACGCACTGGCATCCATGGCATGGGTATCAAAGCGTTTACTAAGCATTACCAGGTGGATGAGGCTGAACTGCTGCATGTGACACGCCGTTTAGTTGCCTACCATGACCACTTGTCGGATGGATGGCGTGTGTCTACACAAGTGGATTAAATGAGAGTACGATTGAGTCTCAGTAGCAAACAACGCAAACCAACCAGGAGCAAACAAATGAGAAACCTTCAAGTAGTCAAAGTAAACATCAAGGGCATGGACGGCTTTCAGATCCAAGGTTTGCATCGCGCTTGCAGCGATAGTCATTGGGAGTCAATTGCACACGCTGCCATTTTCCGCGACAAAAATCGTGCCGAGCGTTTCTTGCAAAAGGTTCGTGGAACCAGCCCTTGGAAGCTTAATTACAAATACTGGGGCGTTCCTCAAAGTCATAAAGTTAGTGGTTGCGATGCTTTCCAAGAACTCGTAGCACCCTTCTCAGTCATCTAATCAAACCGGGGCTTCGGCCCCTTGTTGACAGGTGGATAAAAAGCAGTTCTAATACGCATACAGTAATTTTGCTGTGAGAAACAGGAGAACTAAGATGATCGACCTTGAAGACGACCTCGACGCAATCTTTAACGCGCCCCCGATTGTTGCGAATACCGAAATTCGCGAGACTTGCGGCAAGTGCTCGGGTACTGGCATTTGGACTGGCTATGGCGACTGGACGGGCGATCGTCGTTGCACCCTTTGCAAAGGTGTCGGTTATCGCGTATTTAAGTTCACAAAGTCGGAGCGCGATGCCCGTCGTCAGAAGGCCGCGGCCCGTGCCGAGCGCAAGCAGCAGCAAGCCCTTGAGGCCTTTGCCCAGGAGAACCCGCTTGTATGGCAGTGGATGAACGAGCAGGCCAATCGCTTCGAGTTTGCCAAGTCTATGCTTGAGGCCGTTAAGAAGTGGGGCAAGCTGACCGAGAAGCAGTTGGCCGCCGCTACTAAATGCGCCGTCGGTTCGGCTGAGCGAAAGGCAAAATGGGAGGCCGATCGCGTTGTAGCTAAGGCACAAGCCAAAGAGGTTACCGTCAAAGCCATTGAGGTAGCTTTTAAGGCCGCTAAGGACGCTGGAATTAAGTGGCCCAGGCTACGCCTCGATACTTTTATTTTCTCGCCTGCTGGGGCTAACAGCGCGAATGCTGGAGCCGTTTATATCAAGGAGGGTGAGACCTACCTGGGCAAGGTGCTGAATGGCAAGCTTTTTCGGTCGCGTGACTGTAGCGCCGAACAAGAGCAGCGCATTGTTGATGCACTGGGCAATTTTGCTTCGGCGTATAAAACCTACCTTGACCAAGGCGGTCAAGCAGTGTCGCGCCGCAACAAGCTGCCTAAGTCGAAGACAGCCGCCGAGTTTGCACAGGGTCAGGTATCTGGCGTTGAAGTCCAAGCCGCAAACGTACAAGCTGCTCTGGCAGAACTGGGTCAGGCTGTTGGTGGCAACGCTAAGGACATCGAAGCTGTTGTGCGCTTGGTCAAGGACATGGTTCAGGGCAAGATCATCGCCCCCGGTAGAACCCGTGCTGAGGTTATTCAAGCTGGCAAGAAGTTAGACACTATGCTGTCACAGGCGTGGGCTGCTGCCAAGCGCGAAACCTTTATGCGTGAGACAACAGATGTTGCCGATGTGCGCGGTGGTGTTGTACGTGTTGCGAAAGAACAACAGGGTGAAGTATCCCCCCTGCAGAAAGCTGCGACAGAAGGCGTTGCCAACCCAAAGGGGAAGGGTGAACGCCAGTTCGGCCTGCAGGCAGTCTTGCAGTACATCCGCAACTCTGGCACCCCGTTTGAGCGCATGCTGGCCGGAACCTTGCGTGACGTTATCAATGACCAGATGAACGATGTGAAGCTGGAGTTCATTACAGAGGGCGACCCACGCTTTGATCCTAAGACCAACACGGTTTTTCTGCGGGCAAATGAGTCTCCAGAAGTGGCTTTGCACGAAGCCCTGCACGCTGCTCTGCAGTCGTTCATCTACAAGAACCCCAAAGACCCTATGGTCATGCAGCTCAAGCGTTCGCTGAAAGCTGT